GGTCACGAGATGATTAGCCCAGACTTGCCGTTTCAGGTAAAGCATATTGGCACAGGATTTATGTTGATCCGCCGCGATGTTTTTGAGAAACTACAGCCTCATGTGGGCTGGTATGACAACGGGGGTGTAACTATCCCTAAAGGCGAGAAGGTGTACGACTACTTTAAGGTACAGAACTACGACCACGAACTTCTGTCTGAGGACTACAACTTCTGCCACTTGTACCGTGAGCATGGTGGAACCGTCTGGGCTGCACCTTGGTGCGAACTTGGACATTTTGGCGCATATCTTTTTAGCGGGCAGTACGCCCAAGGAGCATAAAAATGGCACATCGCATGATGAAGTATCGTTTAGCCGCTGACGGCACAGTCCCTACATTCCTCTGCCTACACGCTGAAGGCGTTGGCGGTGTGTACGTGGTTGCTGACCCTAGCACCCCTAGCCCCCGTGACATGGTTATGGTTGGCATCTCTGAAACCGACGACATCGGTGACGCTGAAGCTATTGCAACTAAAGCTGACCTGTTGGCATATTTGACAACAGTCGGTGCTGGTTGGACACAACCTGACCCTGCAAATCCAAACGATCCTACAGCTACTATTCCTTTTGATCCTTCTGCCGCTACCGATTGGGCATGGGGTCGATTGGATGCACTGAACGCATAATCATGTGGGACTGGGTTGAAGCATTTATTGCGGCGACTCTTTTAGTTGCCTTCGTTATCTTTGGCGCTTACATCATTGCATGGAGTTGGGCGTGGTAAATGCGTTGGCTCATTCTGTTACTGCTGTTGGGGCTAGTTGGAGCCGTAGCCAAGAATGGCTGTTATGTGCGCGAGTTCTATGGTATTGGTTACACAATCCACAACCCGTCCGAACGCCATCAGCAAATGGTTGCGTGGCTAAAAAACAATGCACAGTATTGCAAACCAGAAGACTATGTGGTCATTTGGAACAACCTACCTATGTGGGCAGGTACAGCAGATTCGGCGGAAGCCCGAACTTTAATTTTGCGTGGTTATGAAGAGGCGCTTAAACGTGAAAAGAAGTGAAGATCAGTTACGACAAATGGTATCCGATAGTTCAACCTACCGCGACCACGCAGACAGATGTGTTTGCCAAGCGGGTGGAGCGTTTAGACGCTGAACGTGCTTTAAACACACAAATAGCGCAACAAGTGAAGAAGTTTCACCAATATGAGTATGAAATTTATGAACACAGGATGCGGCAGATCACAATAAACATTGACATCACAAACCTTAAACGCGAGATTGACAAACTTGTATGACCAAGAAACCGCAAGAACCGATACGGGACACCAAAGAGAAGCTGACGCTGTACGTCACATTGATGGTAAGCACCACCCTTTGTGTCTCGGTGCTGGCCATGGTGACAGCCTTTATGTTAGGACTATGGGCCAAAGAAGTGGACAACGCCGAAATATTCAAGATGATTTCACCCGCTTTTTCTACTCTTATCGGCGGCATGATTGGGTTCCTGTCTGGTATCAAACTCATGCAAAATGAAGACACTAAACCAAAGGAAAAGTAATGGCTCAGTTTGAACCTGCCTTTGAACAGATGATGCAAGATGAGGGCGGCTACGTCCTCCACGAAGTGCCCGGAGATACTGGAGGCATGACCTACGCAGGTATTGCCCGTAACAAGAACCCGCAGTGGCCCGGTTGGGCGTTAGTGGACAAGAAAGAAATGGGTGGCTCCTTGACGCCTATGGTGCGTGAGTTCTACCGTACAGAGTTTTGGGACAAGATGCGCGGTAACGAGATTTCAAACCAAGACGTGGCTAACACCATCTTTAACTTTGGTGTAAATGCTGGCATGGGCATGGCCGTGAAGCTGGCGCAACTCGTGGTAGGTGCTACCCCTGACGGCGGCATCGGTGCAAAAACTATTGAGCGGCTCAACCAGATTCCTGACGGCCAACGGTTCAAGGAGCAGTATGCCTTGGCTAAGATTGCCCGCTACGTTGAGATTTGCAACAAGAACCCCGTGCAGGTTAAGTTCCTCAAAGGCTGGCTAAACCGCACACTGAAAGGTTTGAAATGAGCTTATTAGCCGTTGGATCAATTATTGAAGCCGTGGGTAAGGTTGCGGGCGACCTGATTACCACCGACAAAGAAAAGATGGAAATGGAGATTGAGCAACGTAAGCTCGATCTTGAAGAGAAACGCATTGATCAAGCTACAGACCTAGCCCAGATTGAAGTCAATAAGATTGAAGCTGCGTCATCCAATGTGTTTGTTTCCGGCTGGAGGCCAGCTATTGGATGGATTGGCGTAGCGGCTATGGGGTATCAGTTTCTACTATATCCGCTGTTCCAGTGGTGCTGGAAATACTTGCAAGCTATGGGCTGGGTTCCTATTGGTATGGATCCCCCGCCGGTACTAGACGCAGACCAACTTTGGGTGATATTATCAGGCATCTTGGGCATCGCTGGCATGAGGTCTTTTGAGAAGACTAAAGGCGTTGCCAGTAAATAAAAGGTAGCCCATGCCGTTACAAAAATTCCTGTTTAAGCCGGGCGTCAACCGGGAGAACACACGCTATACCACCGAGGGCGGATGGTATGAGGGCGACAAAATTCGTTTTCGCCAAGGCAACCCCGAAAAGATTGGTGGGTGGACTCCGTTTGCGTTTACCACTTTTACAGGTATTTGCCGTTCATTGTGGAACTGGATTACTTTAACCGGTGAAAGTTTGATTGGTGTTGGCACTAACGTATATTTCTACATACTCAATGGTGGCACTTATTACGACATCACTCCAATTCGTAAGACCATCACGTTAACCAACCCTTTTACTGCAACTGCTGGCTCAAGTGTTATAGCGGTTTTTGAAACCAACCACGGATGTGTACAAGGTGATACGGTTATTTATAGTGGTGGGGGTATTGCTGGTTTAGGTGGCAACATCACTGCCGCAGTGTTGACAGGTTCTTTTCAAATTACGTTTGTTGATGACAACAATTACACAATTACAGTATCTGCTACTGCCAATGCTACGGATGCTTCAGGCTCTCCCGGTGGCGGTACGGTCGTAACGCAATACGAAGTTAATACTGGAGCCACGTTCCAAGTGCCTCTTGTTGGCTGGGGTGCTGGCGGTTGGGGTCTTGGTACATGGGGTAACGGAGTGGCCGTTCCTACTTCTCTTTATATTTGGAACCAACAAAACTTTGGTGAAGACTTAATCTATGGCCCGCGTGGCCAAGGGATCTACTATTGGAATGCAAATGTTGGCTATCAAGCAATTCAAATCACCATTAGTATTGCGTCTCCCGGTGTTATTACGCTACCCGCTGGGTTTTCGTTTCCTGATGGCACAGCCTTTACGTTTACTTCCACAGGTGCATTACCAACTGGTTTGACTGTTGGGCAAGTGTATTTTGTAGTCAGTTCAACAGGTGGCACATTCAGTGTGGCCACAACACTTGGTGGTACGCCAATTACTACCTCTGGTGGTCAGTCTGGTATCCAACGCATATCTCAGCGTGGTATTGACTTGGCAGACGCTGGGGACGATGACACGCCTATCTTCCAAAATTTTCTTCTTGTATCCGATACCAGCCGTTTTGTAGTTGTATTTGGCACTAATGATTATGGTAGTACTGTCTTAAACCCGATGTTAATCCGTTGGTCTGATCAAGAAGACCCATTTACATGGACGCCACAGGCTACCAATCAAGCAGGTAGTTTGCAACTATCCCACGGCTCCCGAATTGTTACTGCTGTGCAGTCTCGTCAAGAGATTGTGGTGTTTACAGACTCTTCGCTCTATTCATACCAATACGTAGGCCCGCCTTTTGTGTGGACAGCACAACTTATTGCAGATAACGTGTCCATCGTTGGCCCCAACGCCGCTGTAATTGCATCGGGTGGGGTGTACTGGATGGGCGTAGACAAATTCTACAAATACGATGGCCGTGTGCAAACATTAAACTGCGACTTGCGCCGTTATATTTTCAGTGACTTTAACGTCTTACAAGCCCAACAAGTTTATGCAGGTACTAACGAAGGCTTTAATGAAATCTGGTGGTTCTATTGCTCTGCCAATTCAACCGTAATTGATAAGTACGTCATCTATAACTACGTTGAGAATGTATGGAGTTACGGCACTATGGGTCGTACAGCTTGGCTAGATTCTGGCTTGCTACCT